GACATTGAAGACACTGCTTCTTATGTAGTAGATAAGTTTTTTGATGCATATTTACTTAAAGAAAAGAAAAAACCAAAAGATTTACCTTTGCTTTCTAGGGCTAGTTTGGAAAGATGGATAGGAAAACAGGAAAAGTCAACAATTGGTCAACTAGCCGATTTTGACTTTATTGATCTTCCTGCTGTGGACCAGTACAGACACATGATTAAGCAGCAACCAAAACAACGTTTGGATCTTACAATTCAAACGGAGTATCCGGCACTGCAAACAATTGTGTATCACAGTAAGAAGATCAATGCTCTCTTTGGCCCTGTATTCTCTGAGCTAACAAGACAACTGCTTGACATGATCGATAGTTCGAGATTTATGTTCTATACAAGAAAGACTCCTAGCCAAATCGAAGAATTTTTCTCAGATTTGGATTCGGAGGTTCCTATGGATATACTAGAGCTTGACATCTCTAAGTATGATAAATCTCAGGGCGAATTTCACTGTGCAGTTGAATATGAAATTTGGAGAAGGTTAGGCCTCGACGATTTTCTCGCTGAGGTATGGAAACATGGTCACCGGAAGACTACTTTAAAGGACTATACTGCCGGAATCAAAGCTTGCCTGTGGTATCAAAGGAAAAGTGGTGACGTAACAACATTCATTGGTAATACTGTGATTATAGCGGCATGCTTATCTTCAATGCTACCAATGGATTCATTGATTAAAGGAGCTTTCTGTGGAGATGACAGTATCTTGTACTTCCCAAAGGGGTCTCAATTTCCTGATGTGCAACAATGTGCAAACTTAATGTGGAATTTTGAGGCTAAGCTTTTTAGAAAGAAGTACGGGTACTTTTGTGGAAGGTACATCATCCATCATGATAGAGGCTGTATTGTGTACTATGATCCTCTTAAATTGATCTCTAAGCTTGGTGCAAAACACATCAAGGATAGGGAACACTTAGAGGAATTTAGAACGTCTCTTTGTGATGTTGCTGGTTCGTTGAACAATTGTGCGTATTACACACAATTGGACGAAGCTGTGAGTGAGGTTATAAAGACCGCACCCCCGGGTTCGTTTGTTTATAAATCATTAGTTAAGTTTTTGTGCGATAAAAGGTTGTTTCAATCACTCTTCTTAGATTGAGATGGCTCTTGTAGTCAAAGATGACGTTAAGATCTCTGAGTTTATCAATTTGTCTACGTCCGAGAAGTTTCTTCCGGCTGCTATGACGTCTGTCAAGTCGGTAAGAGTTTCAAAGATAGACAAAGTGATCGCAACTGAGAACGATTCGTTATCTGATGTTGACTTGCTCAAGGGTGTTAAATTGATCGAAGAAGGTTATGTGTGTTTAGCTGGGTTAGTGGTGTCAGGTGAGTGGAATTTGCCCGATAACTGTCGTGGTGGTGTCAGTGTATGTTTGGTTGATAAGAGAATGCTTAGACACGACGAAGCTACGCTCGGTTCATATAAAACTGGTGCTGCTAAGAAGAGATTTGCGTTCAAGCTTATCCCGAACTACAGTGTTACAACAGCCGATGCTAAAAGAAATATCTGGCAAGTTCTTGTCAATATTAAAGGTGTGGCAATGGAGAAGGGTTTTTGCCCATTATCCTTAGAATTTGTGTCGGTGTGTATTGTGCATAAAACAAATATAAAACTTGGACTGAGGGAGAAAATTACAAATGTCTCAGACGGAGGACCCGTCGAACTTACAGAAGAAGTTGTTGATGAGTTCGTCGAATCAGTTCCTATGGCTGAGAGGTTACGTAAATTTCGAGGACGGTCCAACAAAAAGAGTAATAAATTTGTAGAGAAAAATAATAATAAAAGAGGTGATAAGGGTGGTAAATTGTTAAAGAAGATTGATAATGAAACTGAGACGGAGTCATCTGACGCCGAATCATCTTCGTATTAATCATGTCTTACACAATTTCGAATCCGAATCAATTAGTATATCTAGCTTCTGTATGGGCTGACCCAACAGAATTGCTTAATTTATGTACTAGTGCTTTGGGTAATCAGTTTCAAACACAACAGGCCAGAACTACTGTTCAACAACAATTCTCTGATGTGTGGAAGACTGTTCCTGCTACTAATATTAGGTTTCCTAATGCTGGTTTTAAAGTTTACCGATACAATGCTGTTCTTGATTCTCTCATAACAGCTTTGTTAGGAAGTTTTGATACTAGAAACAGGATCATAGAAGTAGAAAATCCGCAGAATCCAACTACCGCCGAAACGCTTGACGCAACTAGGCGTGTGGACGATGCAACTGTGGCCATTAGGTCCGGTATAAATAACTTAATGAACGAGTTAGTTCGTGGCACGGGAATGTACAATCAAGCTCAATTTGAGAGCGTGAGTGGACTGACCTGGGCTACAACTGCGACTTCTAGTTAAGTAATAAAAGGAGTCATGACTTAATTGTCCGTGGTGGATACGATAATCCATAGTGTTTTTCCCTCCACTTAAATCGAAGGGTAGTCGTCTGGATGAAACACAAGATTTACACGTGTGACGTGTATATGTGGGCGACGTAAAATTTTTAGGGGTTCGAATCCCCCTTGAATTGTG